TGTTAACCGCAAAATACAGAGATATTCGAAAAAAGCGGACAACGTAACTGTACGTAACAGTCTGTGGAAACTTTCTGAACAACTAACAGGCTTTTCGTATCCCTAGCTATCATATCAATGCGTATTGCAGAAAGGCCTCTTAAGAGGCCTTTCTCCGTTCATGGTTACTCAACAATCTCCCAGGACATAATTTCAAAGTAAGCGTTGCTTCCTTCTGTGTACTTTTCAACCGGAATTGAAAGATGTAACTTCACTAGAATTTCTCCCTCAAGTGCTTTATCAAATAATTCCGATGCCCTTAATGATTCATCGGTCTTATCTATAAATGCATAGGAGCTTTCCCATGAATCTTTCATAGAGGTATCTACTAGACTAAAGGAATAGTATTTCTCTTCGTTGTTGAATTCATAGTTGTAGTAATCTGATACATCTAACATTGCGTATACATCGAATTCCTCACCAACATAATCAGCAGTTGCAAATGCAATTTTTCTCAATGTCGGATCGTTTGAGGCAAGCAAGTCAGCCTTATTAACTTTTACTTCTTTTGTACCGCTGTTGTCTGGTACCGAAACCTTATCGGAGCCAGAAGAAACCATACCTATTAGGATCAAAACGATAACAATACCCCCTACCCACATTAATATCTTTTTCATATTACACACCTCCTCTCAATAAGAACTAAGTATTTCTTAGTAATGATTGATGACGTAGAAGTAGCACTATTGCAAGGCAAAGGTTTTGGGTATATAGCTCCGTAAAAGCTTTTTTTAATGTTAAGACATATAGATAACATAAAAGGGACTACCTTCTGTAGTTATCCGCGGCGAAGCATCAAACCCTAAGAAAGGTAGCCCCTTTCAAAGTTCGATGCTCGCCTGAAATTCAGGTTTTTTCGCCGCGGATATTCTACTGTTGTTTGATTATACAATAAGTCAAAAGCCTTTTGGTTTATTTGAAAATATTCGTGCTCTTTTATCCCTAGTATGCTCTAATCCATAAGTTATACCCATAGATAAAGCATCCACTAAATCATCATGATCTTTTACCACACCAAAGTTAGTTAGTTGAGTTACTAATTCTTCTGCACCTGTATTAGGAAAAAGCACCTGACCATTCGTAATTAAAGGGGATACTCTATATAAACGGGAAAACTTATCACTAGTGCCTGGTTTTGAACCATACACAAACAACCCCAAACTTTGCAAATCATGAATCATTCCAAGCTGAGCACCTACTTGCTCAAAGACCACGATAGGATTACTACCGTTTTCTTGTAAATCAAAAAACACATTTTCTAAGAATTCTTTGGTTTTGGTGTACGACATTCTTCTATTAACAATATTTTTATGCACATATAGCTTTAAATCTTTCCCGTAACCATATAACTCCATAAATATTATTGCTGTGAAGTCCGCTGTACTTTTCTCTGATACTGCAGGATCAACACTAATCAAAGTATTTCTGAATCCCACTGCCTTATCTGGCATTATTTCATAATACAAAATATCACTCCGCTTAATTATTTGGTGTAACTCAGACAAATCTTTAAGTAAATACTCTGTGTTCCACGAAAGGTCAACGATTCCCTTAGACTTTCTAAAGTTTTGTAAGTCTTCTAGGGTTTTCCATCTAGTATTCCAGAGAATTTTCCCAGTATCGGTAATAATGGAATACAACCTGAACACACCGTCCAAATCTCCATTGTCTATCCGATGTTTTAAGGTATCAAGAAGGGCGTCTCTAGCCATTATAGTGCCCAATACGACAAGTTGAGTATTATCATCGCCAAGAGGAACTATATCTCTATCAAACCAATCTAGAGTTTTTTCTTTCCCATCAGTAGTTCTAATTGTTTCAAGTTTTTCAACGTCATCTAAAATTATTAGGTCTGGTCTTATTTCCTTATATCTAGTTCCCCTAATACTTTCATTTACAGAAGTGATCATAATTTTGGTATCGTAGTTCCTAAAGATAAGTGAGGACGATTTCCATTCCTCAGACTGCTCATAAAAAGGTCCTAGATCCTGCTTTAGTAGAGAATTGGTTTCCAAGGTAAGTTTAAGATTCTTCATTAAACCTTTAGATTGTTCCATGGAGTAACTGATAAGAAGAATGAACCTTTTTTTCTTTACTCCAGTCATTGCCCACAACACATATGCTTGGGATATAAGTGTAGATTTTCCTGAACCCCTAAAAGCAGCTATAGCAATATTTTTAGCATCACTCTGCGTTATGTTGATAATTTCCTTATGGAAATCTGCAAGAGGGTATTTTAGATATTCTGGGAAATAAATAATTAAAAACCAATAAAAGCTTTCTGTTACCAAACTAACCCTAAAGTATTGATCTTCAAGTGCCTGATCAATGATTAGTTGCATCTCTGCATTAACTTCTTTTTCCATTGGCCTTCTCTGGCAAAGATAAACTTAAAGCTTTCTGAATTAATTCTTTATGCTCCTTACTAATAGGTATACTTCTGTGTGAAAGTTCTCCCTTGAGCTCAATTTTCGTGGAGTAAGCATTATGTCTATGCTTTAACCAATAGATTATTGCTGTCATGTGCTTATCTTTGATTGCTGAAATAAGCTGTGACTCTGCAAAATCGTTCATTAAAGCTATACCATCACGCAAAGCTTTATCCGCTTCTTTCGCAAACTCTTTATCTTCTTTTTTCCAACGATAATAAGTTGCTCGCCCAATACCAGCGCGTTCGCAGGCAAGTTGGATAATTGGAACTTTCCTTAGATGATCTAAAAGAACTTTACGTTCCTTCTTTTGACGCTCTTGGATGGTTTTATTCATGCTATTTTAACCCCCTTCTCACCAGTAAGGTTTTCCCAACGCTTTTTTATAACCTCGGCGTATATAGGAGATTTTTCCATAAGGTAACACCTGCGTTTCATCTTAGTAGCTGCAATAAGAGTAGATCCTGAGCCTCCAAAAGGCTCCACAATCAAGTCATCTCTCTTAGTAAGCACCTTGATGTATGGAATAAGTATTTCTATTGGTTTTGTACCAAAGATTACACCTTGCCCAGAGCTTTTCTCGTCAGAAGCAACATATTCAATAAAATCAGTTGGTTGATACTTCTTACCTTTTTTGTAGCTTTCCCAGTGAGGTTTACCAGAAATAGCATACAGAGCTGTTTCGTATTCATTTTGTAGTCCATCCTCCTCAAGGTCTAGGTTGTAAGGTATGTCTACATCTGGCGAAGTCCCAACCATTGCAATATCGTGTTTTGAGAAGAATCTTCGTTTTGATGCAAAACCCTGCGTACGGTTAGGTAAATGCCAAACAATCATATTCTTTACCTTCCAGTACCGCTCAAGCTCGCCCCACACAATCCTGATATTCTTCCAATTTTCATACACTATGATTGAAAAGCTCTCTTTTTGGACCTTTGCGATATTTGCTACCCACTTTTCAGTGAAATCATCAGGTAACTCATCCGTTTCCAAGTATCTCCTATCTCTCTTAGCACCAAAACCTGTAACTGGTTTGCCAGCTTTCTTTTTACCCTTTAAGTAATCTAGGATGTAGGGAGGGTCAGTTAAACACATATCTGCTCTAGCACTTCCCATAAGTTTTAGCATATCCTTCTCAATAGTGGAGTCCCCACACATAAGTCTGCTTTCACCAAGCGCGTAAACATCGCCCTTCTTAATTGTTATGTTATGGATATTTAACTTTGCTAACTCTTTTTTAAGATCGAATTCCTCTGGAGTATCTTCGAGGCCAAATATTTCGTCTAAATTTTCGCTGTCAAAACCCACATTGGAAAGAAATCGCTCATCGAACTCTGCAAGTAACTTGAGATCCCAATCTCCTGTATTTTTGTTTAACCTTAGGTTAAGTTCCTTTTCTTTTTCAACATCGGGAATACTAATGTAATAGACCGGTACAGTTTTATACTTAAGGTCTTTTGCAATTTTAAGTCTGAAATGACCCCCAATTACAATGTTTTCTCTCTTTGGTGCAGAGTTAACAATGATGGGGTCTACTATCCCAAACTTCTTAATACTTTCTGTTAAATCCTTTATGGCCTCTTTAGACCAAGTGCGGGGATTATAGGTGGCACTTTTTAACCTTGAAGCTTCAATGTTTTTAATTTCCATTTGCTTCCTTTCTGCTTTCCAACAAAAAAGTCGGAAAACAATTCAATACAATTTTTGGAAAGTTGGTTTCCTCCAAGCTTTCGTTCCTTCTTTCCATCCATCATATTCAGTTGTCTTCCGACTCAGTCGGTGCTTCCGGAAAGGAAGCCATCTACACCCTTATTATCCCACTCCACCAAAAGCTACGTCAAGATTGGCAACGTAGGCCATGGTGGGTCAAGACAACCAAGCTTGATTTAAAAGCACTGTATAATGAGCAAAGAAATAGAAAATTATTACTATGAAAATTAAATCAATACAAATATCGAATATTCTAAGT